TAAACGGACTCTTTATCCGAGATAGTGTTATGCTTGCACCGTACCATCTTATTCCGGCTTTGAAAACCTCAAGAATGATGAGGATTGAGAATGTCAATGGTGCTCGTTTCACCCTACCATTCTCTGCTTGCAAGTATAAGCAACTGTTTTCACGACCGACCGCCACAAACCCAACTGGATTTGCAAAAGACGCCTGTTTGATTCAGTTCCCACGTTATGTGGGTTCTTATTCAGACATTGTTAAGCATTTCCAAACGAATCAAGACCTGAAATGGACTAGAGCAACGATCAATCTGTACACCGTCAGAAATGATGGAAAACGTACGCTTGGAATGATTCTTGGCAATAAGATGGCCAAGTCTATCGATCGACAAGACTTCACCATAGAGGGTGAAGTAGTGGAATTCCGAGATGGTTATGAATACGATCTTCCAACTTCAAATGGAGACTGTGGTGCGCCACTTATCCTGCAAGAGCCCACCTGCTTGCGTAAGATCGCTGGAATCCACGTGTTGGCCCTTGTTGATGGGCATCGTTCGTATGCTCAAGCCGTTTCAAACAGCGACCTTGTCAGATGCCTTAAGCAATTTGACTCTGTAATCATAACTGATCTCGACAATATGGCGAACTTCCAATTTTCAGAAGCGCAGCTGCCAGTAAATGAGTTGTTTGACACCTCATATTTGGTTGAACTCTTGAACATGCCCGCCCCCACTTTTTCATATGTGGGTGAGTGCGATACGAAAGTGTTTGTCCCCGGCAACACGGACATTCGACCATCAGTCATTCATGGACAGGTTTCAGCACCTATTACACGACCAGCTGTACTTTTTAGTCCCTCTACAAACCTCCTTCACAAAAATCTGCAGAAGTGTGCGATGGAAACACCGTACATTCCTAAAGAAGCAATTGATCGAGCGGTTGCCAGTTATAAACCACTGTTATTCAATGGTACGAAGGCCCACCTCCAGAAGATTCTACCTTTTGAAGAGGCGGTAGCTGGAGTGAGTGATCAATCAGAGTACTTATCATCCATCAACCGGTCGTCTTCCCCTGGGTTTCCCTGGGTCCTTTACAGGCCTGGAGGAACAAAGGGTAAGACGGCGTGGTTGGGGGATGGTGATTACGTGTTTGACGAAGTTGTGCGTAACTCTGTTACAGCACGAATTGATACTGCCCGCAGAGGTATTCGCACGCCATGCATTTGGACTGACACTTTGAAGGACGAACGTCGAACATTGAAGAAAGTTGAAGCGCAGGAGACTCGTGCTTTCGGCAACGGACCGATGGACTTTACTATAGCATTTCGAATGTATTTCCTTGGATTCCTGGCTCACATTATGGAAAATCGAATTAACAATGAACAATCTTTGGGAACCAATGTATACTCGGGCGATTGGAAGGCTACTCGCGACTATCTTCAGCGTAAAGGCAAGAAGGTGATTGCTGGTGACTTCTCCAAGTTCGATGGCACATTGAATTCCTGTATCATGTGGGAATTTGTTAATGTGATTAACGAATGGTATGATGACGGACCAGAGAATGCTCTCATTAGGCAGACTCTGTTCATGGAAGTCATTAATTCTGTCCATCTTTGTGATGGCGTGTTTTATATGATGAACCACTCACAGCCATCCGGTAACCCCATCACTACGGCTCTAAACTCATTTTATAATTCGGTTTCGATGCGAATCGTTTTCGATATTTGTAAGAGAAAGGCAGGAGCTAGTTGCAATGTTGATTTCCAAACTTTTGTGGCAATGGTCTCTTATGGAGATGACAATGTCGTGAATTTTGCAGATTCAGTCGCATCCTGGTTCAACCAAAACACCATCACCGATGCCTACAAAGACATTGGCATGATTTACACGGATGAACTTAAGTCCGGAGACGAAATGGCTGACCACCGCCTAATCGGAGAAGTCGCTTATCTCAAGCGCCATTTTCGTGAAGAAGATGGTCGAGTGTTCGCTCCCCTTGATTTGGCTGTGGTGCTTGAAACCTGCAATTGGGTTCGTGACGGACCGGATTCTATCGGTGATTGCAAGGCCAATTGCGAAACGGCCATTTCAGAACTGGCACAACACCCAAAGGATGTATTTTCTAAGTATACACCCTTAATTGAGAAAGCATTTCTCAAATCTACAGAAGAAACTCTGAGTTGTAAAACTTATGAGGAGTATGAAGAATACGCTCTTGAGCAGTATTTTACTTAGAATAATGGCTGGCTCTACTATGTCGACCTGTTTGTCACTCACATTTTCAAATGTGTGCGTGATCTACAGGCCGTCGTATAGCCCGGTAACAGAGTTAAACATCCACTGGGAAGTGTTTTGTTTATTTCCTCTCATCACTAATATCGATGTCTTCGCCTAAATCGCGGATTAGTTGATCACTAAGTTTCTGAGACGACGAAATCTTATGAATTCCTCGTCAACATATCTATAATTATGATTTAGTAACATATTACCTGTTATGATTAAAACCCACACCATAAGAGAACCGATCTTGGAAGGGTCAAAGCTATCTGACCAGATGAAAATCTGGAGGTTGGCGGAGCCCCTGAACAGTTAGACCTTTGCGTCCTACGACAAGACGACTTACGGAAGTGTGGATACTTTAATAGCAAACAGCTCTTTGTGCGAAATTTTATTTTATTTTTATGCAGGTGTGATCAATGAACCATTTTACAGATTTAGATTCGAAGTTTTATCCCGTTATTTTGTATACGTAA